TAGCAACGGCAAGAGACATTGGAGGTGTTTCGTTTGATGGTACGGCGAATATAAACTTACCAGGAGTAAACCAAGGGGGTAATCAAGATACAACTGGTAAAGCAGGTTCAATAACAAACGCGAGTGACACAACAACATCTTCAGAACTAAATGTTGCTTTTCTAAATGGTAATCAAGTTAAAACAAATACAAACTTAACGTTTAAACCAAATTCTAATGAACTTAAACTTAATAATCTTAAAATAACTGGTTCATTAACAGCTGGCAATAGTACAGGTTCCAGTGGACAAGTTCTTAAAAGTACTGGGACGGGTGTCGAGTGGGGAACGGATAATACGGGTGGTTCGGGTGGTACTACAGTTTGGACAAAAGATACTTCAACAAACGAAATATATTATAATACCGCATTCGTTGGTATTAACAAAACAAACCCCGCGTATAGATTAGATGTAGGTGGTGATATTAACTTAACAGGTGGATTATATGTAAGTGGTTCGTCGGGTTCTAGTGGACAAGTTCTTAAAAGTGATGGATCGGGGGGTCTCTCTTGGCAAACGGATAATACGGGTGGTTCGGGTGGTACTTCAGTTTGGTCACAGAGTGGTAGTACCCCAAATTTTATTATAACTACACCCACTCCCGAAAGTAACGTTGGTATAGCAACTCCAACTGGCCAAACAGTTACACAAACACTTCATATAGGTTCAAATGTTATAGTAAGTGATACTGGAGATCACGACGTTCTTAGAGTAAACGGTAACGTTTTCTGTACGAATTACCTTTTCGGTGATGGAAGTAAAATACGAAACCTTAATACGATAAGAACCGAGACTGGTGGAAACCAAATCTCCATAGGAGGGAACGATGGAGGTCCGGTTTTGTCATGGCGCGAAAGACAGATAAGATACCAACGGGGTTCTGGTAGACCTGACCCACCAAATTATGGTTTCTAGTTAAATCGTTGAAAAATTAATATACATTTAAAATAAGATGTCGGAAGTTGACCAATTTCCCATTACTCTTGCTACGGGTGGCTCCGGAACAGATTTCGGTATGTCAACTGCAGCAAATAATACAGGCGACTTTTCGTATATAGGTGCACCTAGCTGGTCGACAAATGGAGCAAATGGTAAAGTTCATATTTACTATTCAAATTCAAATGCAATGGCAGAATTAACTTCATCGGCGATTTCGGGACCAGGTGGTAATAGTGGTTTCGGTGCATGTGTAGATACAGATTTATCCGGTGATATTCTTGTTGTTTCTTCACACTCAAATGTACATGCATGGCCTAATCACGGTACTACAAGTAGTATTTATATATATAAAAGAACTAAACTCGATTGGTCTACATATACGTCCAATGTTATAGTTGGTTCGCCAGGTGGTTCATCTGTAAAAGGATTCGGTCTTTCTATATCGATAGCATCTGAAAATCCTGGTTTGTTATGTGTAGGTTCACCGTACGAAAATAGAGTTTACGTTTACGATATTAATGCGACACCGTTACTTTTATATACGGACCAACCTGGAACTGAAATAAATGGTAATAATGGTGTATTTGAAAACTACGCTAATGTTGTATCACAAAACGCAAAATCGATTTCACCTGTTAGGTTAAACCCAACTTACGATCAGTATGGGTTCTCCGTTTCTATGTCCCCAGATGGATGGGCTTTTGCAGCGGGTGCACCAGGTACCCAAACGGATACATATGTTGGAAAGGGTCAAAATTATACTGTTAATTCAGGTGTAACCGATGATGTTAAAGACTCTGAAGGAAATTGGAATTACCAATCGGGATATGTAAAAGTTGTATATTCACCCGCCGATTGGAATGGAACTGGGTATAATGCCCCATATGCAATAGGTGACCAAACACTTTTAAACGGTGATAGAAATCGATACGAACTTAGTAAATTTTCCGCGTTTGGATATTCGGTTGCCATGTCCGGCTTCTTATCATCGGAACCATTTTTAGATATAGTTAGCGGAAACGAAGCTGATATTACAATACCAACCATTAGACTAGCCGTAGGTGTACCTGGTGAATCTGGGGTTAGGGCGTTTAGATATAGTTATTTACAGGATAAATTTGTTCCAATTGGTGATTTAGTTTTAGGTGCCCCTGGTTCGGGAACAAAAATTTCAATGACGTATAACGGGAACCGTATAGCTTCCGGGTCAGATTATAATTTTACAAAGGTAACGGGAACACATAAAACATCGAACGTATACCAAATTTACGATTTTAATGGTTCATTTTGGAGTCATTACGATCCATACGATAGTATATATAGTGTAGCTGGGTTTACAACATCTATGTCACAAGACGGTCTTTTTATAATAAACTCGGGACAAACGAATGATGAAGGTCATGTACACGCGAATGAGGTAGAATTTTTAAAACTTGGTCGGTCTATTAAAGTCGTAGGTAATACGACCATAGGTGGTGATATTTCAGCTAGGGATTTTGTCGTTGGTGGTGGTAAATATACAACTTACCCAAAATATTCGGGACAAGTTATATTTTCAGATACACCCGGTACTGATACGTGGTCCAATGCACTTATAAGAAACTGGAACTATAAAGATGATAACGTGACGTCTACGACGTTTAATAATCAAAATAATTACACATCGAGTGAATTACTTATACACAAAGGTGGTGAATATCCAGATAAACTAAAAGCATGGGGAAGAGAACCAGATAGAATACGCGTACAAGGCAGGTCTATAGTTTTAGATACAACGTATAGTGACAACATAAACCCTTCTAATACACATCCAAAATTCGTTCTCGATACGTTTGGGAAAATTGGTGTAAATTTACCTGAATTACAACCAGAATCATTAGCATTAAGAGACGGGTTTGGTCCATATAAGGAAAATATAAAAGCGCGTCTCGATATTAATGGTAGAACGGCTATTAGAAATAAACTTGATATTAATTACGGTTTAAAATCAAACGTTACGATTGGTAAACAAACACTATTACATTACGATACACGGGATGTAAATTGTTTAAAAGGTATTTATTTACAAGATTCCGGACCAAGAGAAGTTTATCGTTCCAATTTAACAAACACGTCGTGTACTTACGATGCAACGCATAAAAGTGTATACATAAACGATGGTGGTCAGTTAAAAGGTGTTATAAATACTGATATCGGTGATAACACAGCCGTTTCGTTTTGGTTCATGTTAGATAATGATCATAATACGTATAATAACAAAACCATATTTTATATAGGTGATACCGTGGCGGCAAGTCAAGTAGAACAAATAATAGCATGTGAAGTTTATTATATAAATTCATCAGACCATGGTTTACGATTACATTTCCTTAACCAAAATGCAAATAAACTTGAATTTAAATACACATTTTCCGCTAAAAAGTGGTACCATATATATTTTCAAAGAGAAGGTATATTAAATATTAATAATCTTTAATGTGAGTTTTATAATCCATCTTATAATATATAGACTATTATAAGATGGCTTCACAGGATAGCAAAATAAATTCTACGAATGTTGGTTCATATGACTATTTCGGTAGTTCAGTTCGTTTATCCGGGAAAGGAAATGGATCGTATAACAGTAGTGTTGTAGAGTATAGAGCTATAGTGAGTGCACCAAATAACGAATATGTCGGAAATGTATACATATTTACAAACACAACTGAGGTGGGAGGAACATGGTCTCAAACAGCTCATATCCTATCGTCAAATGTAGTTGTAGGTGACCAATATGGATATGCAGTTGACATTGCAGGTGGATTTTACCCACATGTACATGTTGTATCTGCACCGTCAAAAGCAGATGGTCGTGGCGCCGTGTATATATTTAACAATAGTTATAATCAAACTCATGAAATATTAGGGCCAAGTGAATATGCATACTTTGGAGACTCTGTTAAATTTAATTTCCAAGCTAATAAATTAATTGTAGGTGCAACCGGAATTGGGAGTGCGTATATACTTGATTCGGGTAATGGCTATCAACTCGGAACCGCTTTACAACAAGGTGACCTTAGTGATTATTTCGGATTTTCGGTAGGTATAGCTGGTAATCAAGCATCGTCGAATTGGAGTATCATAGGAGCACCAGGTGCAAATAATGGTACTGGTGCAGCATATATATACAATGGAACAACTTTACATACAACTTTCCCACTTAACTTATCGGGAGCACTATATCCATCAGAATTAGTCGAAGGTGACTATTTCGGTAACTCAGTTGCTTTAGATGCAAGTGGTGATACCGCAGTTGTATGCGCATTTTTACAAAATTCACAAGGTGCGGCACATGTATTTGTACGTAACACGTCTACAAACGTTTGGTCTTACCAATCTAAAATTGTTCCAAAAGATATACAAGTAGGTGATAGTTTCGGGGATTCCGTATCCATCGATAGTGGTGGTGATACAATCGCTATAGGTGCATCTTCGAAATTATCGGGTGGTGCTATGTATATATTTATACGTTCTGGAACTACGTGGACTCAACGTGAAAAAATAGTTTCATCCAACTTAGCTACCGGTGATAAATTTGGTTATTCAGTTGGTGTTTCTGTAAACGCCAGAAAGGCTATTGCAGGGGCGTACTCAGCTACATCTTCGAGTAATATATTTAGCGGTGGTTCTGCGTATGGGTATAGTTTACCTCAAAACTATTATAGTAACGTAAATAGAGTAATACACGAAACTGTACCCGAAGCAGAACCAGTTAGTACATTTGAAAAGTTTAATATATACGTAAACGGTCAGCCAGTTGAAAATACACCAACTACATGGTCTCAACTGTCCTCGAATAACGTAACAATGTCCGCACCTTCAACGAGTAATATATTTTTCGGGAATGTTGAATATACTAGTGGTTTAAGTACATTAGAACCCGGATCTAAATTACATATAGGTAACTTTACACTTCTAAATAGAAACGCTTACGATACGTGGGATACCACAGCTTTAGATTTTTATAACGAAGGACCCCCGAGTCAAATGTTAAGTGTTGGTGGTGAAGCGATCATCGAACATAAATTAGGTATAGGGACACAGACCCCAGATAAACCTCTCCATGTTTTAGGAGAGGTTCGTGTATCTGACCCTTTTCCAACAGGTACGGTTATAGATATTAGCTCAAAATCAAGTATACTCCGCGAAGTTTCTAAAATAAAACCGGTAAGTCAATTACCTTACGAAGTTGTAGGTACTTCGGTATCTATAACGAAAGATGGTAAAACGGCAATTATAGGTGCAACTAGAAACCCACCTGGTAACGAAACGTATGGTCATGTATATGTATTTGATTGGAAAGGAAATTCGTGGGAACAGAATGCTATTTTACAACCAAATAATGTAAAAAGTAATGATAATTTTGGAACATCATCTGCTATATCAAATGATGGTAAAACAGTTGTTGTAGGTGCATGGAGAGATAATACAGTGTATATATTTACACGCACAGGGGATACATGGTCTCAGAATTCTAAATTAACTACCACCTCATCTCCCGGAGATAGGTTCGGATATGCGGTCGATGTATCTGAAGATGGGTCTACAGTTGTTGTAGGTGCTCCAGATGCTGATTCGGTATATGTATATATGCGTGTAGGAGCTGTAGATTCATGGATTGAAGCTCATATATACCCCACTTACTCAAGCTCTTTCTGGACAAATGCATATAATAGTGGAGATGAGTTCGGGACTTCTGTATCTATGTCTGCGGATGGTAATGCCATTGTTGTAGGAGCGCCTAAAGCAAGAGTATATACATATTATGGCGGTGGCACGCCTGGAACAATCCAAAACAACGCAGGTGCTGCGTATATATTTAGACGTTCGGGTGGAGATACACATCCATCAACTCCAATGTCTAGCAATAATTCCGGTGGATTTATAGCATCTGCGAGTTCGTCAACACACACCCCGGGTTTTGATACTTGGAAAGCGTTTAATCATAATACAGGTAATGAAGGTTGGCATGGTACTGGTTATCAATATTCTACCGTTACTGGTTATTATACTGGTAATGTTTCTACGACATACGATGGAACGCGCACAGTCAATGGTGAATGGATACAGTTGCAGTTTCCAGCATCTATACCTATACAGGAAGTAAGAATACTTCCACGAAACTGGTCCGGGGGGCCAGCTAGATGCCCCGGTGATGGCATTATTTTAGGAAGTAACGATGGTTCAACGTGGACGAGTGTACATTCATTTTCTAGTGAAGTGTACACACAAGGAAATTATACCGATATTACATTCCCGGGATCACCATATTATTTATATTATAGGTTAGTTACTACGAGACTAGCAGGGGGTTCAGTTTGGAGCTCAGATGTAGTAAATATAGGTGAAATTCAATTTATTTCGGTAGGTGTTGGTACGAATTGGGCCCAACAAACATGGTTACCAGACATTTGGGGTTTAAAAGAAATCGACGGTGGAACTGGTTTTACGCGAACATTCCCGTGGACAAATGCATCACAACATACTATAAACACTGGTGCTCTATTTTCATATGGACACGCGGCTAATGATAAAGGTATGGCTCATACACAATTAACAACTACTGGAACGTACATGGGTGATCTCTTTGGGAACTCGGTAAATATATCTGATGATGGTAACACGATTATTGTAGGTGCACCTGGAAGATCGAGAACTTACGCGAAAACGAAAGAAGAATACATGCTTGAAGATAAATGGAGTAAAGGAAATGCATATATATTTCAATTTGCGGATGGTTCGTGGGTGGAACAGGCCAATATACAGGCATCAGATTGGGAAATTTTTGATTATTTCGGGTTTTCCACAGCAATATCTTCTGATGGAAATACTGTTATGATAGGAGCATTTAATGACGACCCAACTTTTGTAGATAGCCACGGTAATAAATCTATTATTCAAAATGGTGGTTCGGTATACATATACACGCGTACAGTTGATGGTGTTTGGTCCGAAAAACATAAAATAACCCCAGACGTTCCAGTCACTGATGGAGCATACGGAGCTTCATTGTGTCTTAGTTCAGATGGTAATACAGCTCTTATAACGGGGGCGAGTAGTGGTAGTGGAGCTAAACCCGCACCGGGGATACCTTGGGTCGGTTTTCAAGACACGGCTGGTGCACACCAAACACACCCAAGTTCTATGTATAACTCTGATGGGACATTGAATAACAATGGCATGTTCCTAACATGGAACGGTACAACTGCAGACGGGGTCTATATATATGATGTATATTCGATTGGCACACAATCGACGAACAACGATATGGTAAGATATAATCCAAATACCAAAACCTGGTTGTTGGGTAGAGACGTAACTAATGGGGGTGGAAGTGGTTCTTATTCTATATCAAATAACAATTCATCGTCAAATAAAGCTAACTTGCCAGACTGCAGTATCTATGACCCAGAATACGTATATCTATACAAAATAAACACCGCCAATGGTGATTATGTATGGGGGTGGTGGAAAAACCCATATAAATTTACTACAGAAGGTACAGTCTATTCTTATAATTTACCAGACGACTTCTCGAACCCGTATTATAACACGTTAAATGTACCAAGTAACTTATACGTTCGAGATACTATATATACAGCTGAAAATATAGGTGTTAAAACATCCGATCCAAAAAGACCTTTACACGTCGATGGAGATGTTCGAATAACAGATAATACAGAAAATGTAGATTTTTCTGTCGATAAAGGTTCAATTTATGAAGAAAGTATACTAACATTACCTAGAACAGGTGATGGAGATATAGCAACAGAAAATGATCATGTAGGAGAAAGAGTAAGAATATCTGGAGATGGATATACCGCTTTTGTATCATCACATACACACGGAGGAGGGTTTCAAGGTGGAAATTATCAACACCCTAAAGGTGGTAAAGTACAAGTATACGTAAGAAGTGGATATAAATGGACGCTCCAAGCTACATTACAACCAGACGATATAGGTTCCGGTGATGATTTTGGTATATCTTTTGGATCAACACCTGACGGTAATAAATTAGTTGTGTCTTCGTTCTATTATAACGCAACTATATCAGGGACAACGTATAATGAATCGGGTGGTATATGGGTGTATAAACGCGAAGGAACTACATGGTCTATAGAATCATTTTTTGTACCACAAGAAGTTCATGATGGGACGGGGGATACACAATGTGCTTACTCGATTAGTATATCCGATGATGGTTCTAGAATTGCTTCGGGTACTATTATATCGAATGGTGGTAGAGGTAGAGTATATGTATTCGAATTAGCAAATAATGGTACATGGTATCAACAAGCTACACTGAATGCAAGTGATGGACAAAGTAATAACTATTTAGGTATTGAAGTTTCAATATCTGGTGACGGTAATACAATTGCTTCAGGTGCATGGGCAGCTGATACGGGTCCAGGTTCTAATGCAAAAGGTGGTGCAGTATATATATTTGTACGCGGTGTAGACGTTTGGAGTAACAACGCATGGCAAGCTACATGGAATCAACAAACTAAAATCGTTCCATCTGATATCGAAGATAATATGATGTTTGGTAGTTCATGTATGTTATCTAGTGACGGAAATACACTCGCTATAGGTGCGAGAGATGCAAACTATCCGGGTGGTGGTATAAATACACTTTCAAGTATAGGTGCAGCTTATGTATTCATTCGTTCAGGATCTACATGGTCCCAACAAACTAAGTTATTTCCATTCGACCCCGTAGCAAGTTCTAATTTTGCTCCCACAAATGGAATATCTATAAGTTCAGATGGTAATAGAATTGCAGTAGGAAGAAACCAACCCGCGAATACAGATAATCCAGCTACATATATATTCGACAGGGAAGGTACTATATGGTCACAGTTTGCCAAACTAACCCCAAGTGATGGAAACGCGGGAGAATTTGGATACTGTGTTGCCTTATCCAGTATTGGTGATAGAGTTATAGTAGGGGATATAATTAAAATGGTAAATGGTAAGAGTAGAGCCGGTGCAGCATATATTTATAGTTTACCGGTAGCCGATAATACAACTTTAAATGTATCATCTTCCATGAGATCACGGGGTGGTCTTCTTGTAAATGATAATACCGGTATTGGGACACTCGAACCAGAGAAAAAACTACACGTTGTAGGTGATGTTCGTATATCAAATCAAAACAATAATTCCGTTGATCTTAGTATTCTTACTACGCAATATGAAGAAGAATTTACGAGTACAGTTAGTTTACAATCTTCAACACCAACATCGGGACCTATAAGAGCCGCTTTGGGTGTATCGTGTGCATTATCATATGATGGAGACGTAGCTGTAACTGGAGGTGATTCTGGTGAGATATACATATACGAGAAGAAAGGAGCTGAATGGAAATTACACCAAAAAGTAAGAACGTCTCGTACATCTGCGAATACATGGGGTAATAAACTTAATATATCTGGTGACGGTAAAACAATTGCCGCGTCGTACATCAACAATAATGGTGGATCGTACGTTTCTATAGTCGTTCGTCTTAAAGGTATATGGGAGGAGAAATTAATATTTGATAACCCCGGTCTTGTTCAAAATAATTGGTTTGGACATACTGTTGCTTTAGATGAAAAGGGTGATTGTCTTGTTGTTGGTGCCTATAATGATACAAGAACGAGCGGAGGAAGCCACACCGGAGTTGTATATGTGTATCATAAAATAGAAGGTTGTTCGTGGTATACCACTCCTACGACAATAACTGCTTATATGAATAGTAATGAAAATGATGCCAATTATGAATTTGGGTATAGTGTAGATATTAGTGGAGATGGCGATAAGATTTTAGTAGGGGCAACTAAAGCCAAACCTTCGACAGGTAGCGCTTCCAGCAAAACGTGTGGTTGTTTGTATGGATTTGATAGAAATACTTCAACAAATGCGATTACTTTTTATAGAAAATGGTTTATGAGACAGCCATCCGGTGACGATGGTGACTGGTTACTCAATAACGATGATGAATTTGGAAGAATTGTCCGTATTAGTGGTAACGGTGATGTAATCCTGGCTGGTGATAATTGGGATTTTTATGATCCATCTTGGGGGACGAGGACCAATTGCGGTCGCGCAGTAAAAGGACTTTGGACCTCTGCTGGTGATAATGGTCTCAATGGTATTGGTAATTCGGAATGGTTGATTGGGCGCACTAATAATATAAAAATGGGGACGGACATGATTTTTGTAAATTATAGTGGTCGAGTATGGGGGTGCTCCACTCTTCCAGAAGATCCTTCGAGCTCAGATGGCGTAACCGGTGGATCTTATCCAAATTGTGGTCTCGTATATGTCCTTGACGGTAATAGCTGGCACGCATCAGCTCCCGCCCACCCACAAGTGTCCGCAAATGCAATAGTACCAACCACGTATCAATCGAATATTTATTTCGGTACGTGTGTAGATATAAATAGAGAAGGTACTAAACTGTTAATAGGATCACCTTATGAAAATTCATGTGGTACTATTCATATATTTAATCTACCATTAGCTTCAAGTACAACTATACCTTCATTAAGTCTAAGCGGTCTATTAAATGTACCACACGGTATAGGTTATGATAAACAAAACCCAACTGGTCTTGCACCATTAACCGTAAATGCACGTGGGGGTAGTAGTGATAGTACAACCAACGGTGTAAATGTAGTTGGTTCAACTGACATTGTTAATGGTTATTACGCACCAGCTATACTTGGGGCGGAATCTTCGGTCGCAGATGCTTATCTTTCTTTAAAAAGAACGGGTGGTACTAGTGCTCAAAATTACAATATTGGATTTATGAGCAACGGCGCCCTCTCCGGTGGTTACGGCGGCGAGGCAGGTTCGTCCCAAAGTAATGATAGTGCTAACAATTTATATATAAAAAATCACTCAACTGGATTGGGTGTATTTTGGAATCCCGATCTTGATATGTATGTAGTAGGAAGGAGAAAAATACATTTTGGTCAGACTTTATCTTATGATACAGGTGATTACCCAACGGAGGACAACTCAGGTTCAATTGGATACGGGTTACATTCGAATAATACCGCTACTGAACCAGCAGCTCTTGATATTGTAGGTGCAGGATGTAAACAAGCGTTTAGTTACTGGGTGCGTCCCGACCCGACCCGTCGCATGGTAAGAATATGGGATAGACTTTTTATAGGGAATGGTACTTTATGTAGTGGTGGACTTGGTGATAGGGGAATTATAGAAGTTACGCAATCCGCTGGGAACCAAAATATAACATATAGGTATTTAAACGCGGGAAGTGACGGCCACGGTCCATACACAGCATCGGGAAGCAGCGCTGTAAATTACTCTATATGGTGTAATGGGAGAGTGAGATCTTCAGAATTTAATGCTTCTTCTGATGAACGTATAAAAAAGGATATTGTAGATGTTGTAGATGCATCTGCACTTGAAAAATTAAGACTTCTCAAACCAAAAACGTATAAATATAGAGATAAATTAGAAAGAAATGATAATACAGTATATGGATTCATTGCACAAGAAGTTGCTAATGTTATACCATATGCAGTTTCTACATCAATTGATGAGATTCCAAATATATTAACACACGCATCAGTTACACGGAACGATACGTTCTTTCCTCCAGATAGCAATGTATACTACATGCCGTCAAATGTTCACGTTTCCGAATCGAGTAACATATTCGATATTCGTCTAGATACGAGTGTTCCTGGTTTATCCTTATCAAACACGTGCACTATTAGTATTACAACAGATACGGATGTAAAGGATTCATTTAGTGTAGTTAAACAGGAAGGTGACGTGATAACTATAACGTCGGGTAAAGAAATCGAAACTACAAATGTATTTAGTAATGTATCTAATGCATTTGTATACGGAGAAGTTGTATCAGATTTCCATAATTTAAATAAAGACTCTGTATGGACAATATCTTGTGCGGCTTTACAAGAAATTGATAGACAATTACAAGCTGAAAAGACGAAGGTCGCGACGTTAGAAACACAAGTCGCCGATCTATTAGCGCGAGTTACCGCACTCGAAAATAACTAATTTACCATTATGGAAAAAATGTCAGAATGGTAGAAAGTTTACTTTACTTTCGTGGGAATGTATCCATGATTGCTAAGGTAATAACACCCGCAATAAAGAACAAAACAACATAATTACACTCGGTATCCTCTCCCCTAGTAGAAGGTTTACGCTTCTCCTGGATTGGGACTGATACTTCTCGTGAAGGTCTCGGTCTTTCAATAGGATCTTCGTCTAAAGGACAATACCCTATCATTTATACTATATTTTACAAATTAATTTCAACCGATTTTTTCTTTTTCCCTCGTTTACCCTTGGTCTGGGAAACTTTAACTTCCCGCACTTCACCATCACCACCTTCTTCAGTATCGCCTGTATTTGGTGCCTCGGCAATATCGGAAATATCATCATCGTCACCATCATCTACAGGTATTGTTTCCTGAGGCTCAATACTTGTTGTATTCATTGGCGGCGTTGGTGGCATCATAATATTACCCATAAGACTGGAAATATCTAAACCCGGACCTTGCATTTCTCGCCTTCCATTCGAATCTGTTTTTTCGTCTGTCTGCTGTGACTTTGGAACTGTGTTTTGAACCGCAGATACCATATTCTGAACGAGTCCTGGGTTTTGTTTAATCACATCATTCATGTTTGGCATAACGGATTTAAACATACTATTCGTCAAATGGAACATCATTGCAGACCCACCAAGCATCATAATAAGCTTAATTTCTGGTGCAACATGCATTTTCGATCGGTATTTCACATATAACTCCTCAAAAACTTCATCGTAATCGTCTACATTTTCCATAACATTCTCAGACCATCCATCGAGTTGAATTTCAAATGGGTTATACTTCTTATTCATAAATTCAAGACCTGTAGTACACGCAATAAGCATACGTCTAGAAAACTTTATCGATTTGTCTACATCTATACTATATGTAATTCGTTTTACTTCGCTTCTAAGTTCATCTATTGGAGAATAAGCATTTAAACGTTTATTTACAGTAAACCCCTTTTTTTCTAAACGTCCAAGTTTATTAACAAGATCCGCTTTTTCTTCATCGATTGTTTTAAAACCAGGTGATGGTTTTTCTTCCTCCTCTTCCATACCGTAACCACCGCCTCCATAATCCATTTCTGGTTCTGGTTCATCGTATTCACCGTAATCAACAGGTGCTTCTGGAGGAGGTGCAGTTGGGTGCGCCTGTTTATTTGGATTTGCAAAAGAGTCAATGTCTTCCTGGAACACTTGTGGTGCAGGTGGTGTAAATTGTGTCTTCATTCTTGAAATTTGTTTTTTTACAGGCTGAGGTCGAGGAACATCAATCTCAATTTCGTTCATCAGTGCTTGTTCACTGTCATCAAGTTTCATAACATTAGTATTTCTACGATCAATAATAATTTCACCGTCCATTACTCTTTATGTTGAAACTATTCTATTCTCTTTAACGCACTTTATAAAAAATATTGTTTCAATATAAATGAAACTTAACAACACCAACAAAAATACTATCCGTGCCATCGTCGTCGTCGTCGGCATATTATGTGTCCTCGCCATGTTGCGTACCAGTGGGTACCAGGGCAAAGATATCGAAATTGAAACCACTAATACGGGTTCGCTCTTCGACATCCCATCCACTGAAGAATGTTTGAAGACTGCCTATTATTCCGACAGTAAAGGCGGTGTATGCGATGGTCAAAAACTTGTAAGAGAACAAGCGGGATACAAGATGAAGTAAAATCTCCAGTATATATAAATGGCTTTAGTGA